TATTCCATTATGGAACGCGGCATATAAAGGAGAATAAAATGGCATTATTACGCCCAATAACATCTACTTCTATTAATACAGAAGAATATATTAAATCTGCTAAAGAGGCACCAAAATTCAAAGTTGAAGCCCTTATCAAAGATTACCTTTTCAAACAAAAAAAACAACAAACTCTTTCTCAAGTTCAAACATTTAATAGTTGGAGAACACCTACTGGTATTGCACCAGACAAGTCATTAACCTTTGATGATCTTGTAAAGAGAATTGAATCTAATCCAAATACACCTTTTAGTGTAGCAGATGTTTGGATTTCAAGTGAACTGATTACTATTATATCGCAGTTTAATCGTATTCCAAATATTGCTGATTGTATACGAAATTTAAATTATCATAATGGATTAAATTGGAGTGCTCTTGATACCCCATCTATGTATATTGCAAAAGATGAAAATGACAATTATATAATGGTATCGACAAAGGGTGGACACAGATCAATTATGTCAGTATTAACTCTAGGATTTAATTGTGAACTTCCAATTCGTGCAACGTATATTGGTAGTCTTGATTTAATAGAAGTTTGTGAACAGGCTGCAATTGACCATCATACTGATTGTAACAAAAGAAATAATCAAACTGCTGATGACAGAATTGTTTCTGGTACTGCTGCTGACGATTATGAAATGAAAGAAGTTATGGAGTCTTTAATTGATATGAAACTTTATGTCAAAGAAGGCGCTATGAAGTCTGAAAAGATTGACGGATTTAGAAAGTGTACCTCTTGGCAATCACTAAAAACTTCAATTAAAGATAATGGATATGAAAATACACATTATGCATCAGAACAAATAATGAAAAATACAAAATCTCAAGATGCTATTATGTCTCAATCAGTTGAAGTTATTGCTAATTTTAGAAATAAATTTAAGATGCAAATTGATAAAGTTAATCCAATGGTTTATGACACATTATCAGATTTCTTAGAGTGGTACTTCAAAGACATCACTAGAAATCAATCTACACTAAGAGCAGATAAGGACACTCAATTGAGTACAATTACTGTTGCAAAACTTTTCAATCTTTGGTGTCAGACTAATGAATATACTAACAGAGAAAAAGCTGGTAGAAGCATGAATGGGTATAAGTCACCAATTACTGCTCGTCATATTGTAGATGCATTTGATGATGACAAATATGTAGGTTTTTTTGCTAGTTAATAATTATATTACGTTATGATTGATACAATTTACATACCAAGTTTAGGAAGGAGCCATATGCAGAAAAGTTTTTCTAATATGGCTCCTACTGCACAACGAATAACCAAAATCGTTGTGCAACCTTTTGAACAACACAAATATAAAGATTTTCCCATAATAGTATTACCAGAAAATGACTGTGGAATCACGCTCACTAGAAAGTTCATATGGGCCCATGGGAAAAACAAACGATATATGGTCATGGATGATGACATTCTGATGAAAACAAGGCTTTTCGGTGAAGAAAAATCTAAAAGAACTATGACAGAAGAAGATTGGTGTTATATGTTAGATACTGTGTCTAAATGGATGGATGAGGGTATTGCATGGGGTGGTTGTCGTTCATGTTTACCACCTGCTGGTAGAGAATACATAGAAAATTCTGGAACAGCAGAAGTATTTTTCTTTGATGGTAATCAACTTCCTAGTGCAGATGAACTTGATTGGTCATTATCTACGGCTGAAGACATATCCCTATCACTCCAATTGTTGTCAAAAGGATATCGTAATAGAATTTTTGACAGATTTGTATACCAATCAGATTTTGTTGGTACAGAGGGTGGTTGTTTAACTATGGGAAGAAATATGGACATGATAAATAATAATCATGCAAAACTAATTGAAAAGTTTCCAGAGTATGTCAGTTGGAATGGTGAGAAAGAAATTCGTGGAGAAACCATGAAGAAGATAAAAGTCATGTACAAAAAAGCATATCTGGATAGTCAAAAGAGTAAGGCAAATCTACTTGACTTTATGCAATAATAATGTTATCATACTAGTATGAACTTTTACACAAACATATCCCAATGGGGAAACACATTATTAATTCGTGAAGTAGTCAATGGTCAAAGACTTACTCGTAGAGTCAAGTACAAACCAACTATGTATGCGCCTGTTGCTGAACCAACCGAGTGGAAAACACTTAATGGTAAATATGTAACACCAATCAACTTCCACAACATGAAAGAAGCCAGAGAATGGGTTGACAACTACAAAAATCAACCAGAGATGGTACATGGTAGTACTATGTTTGCATATAACTATATTGCAGATGAGTATCCTAAACGAGTTGAATATGACACAGACCAAATACTTATTGTAACGATAGATATTGAGGTGCAATGTGAGAATGGTTTTCCAGCACCAGAACAGGCAATAGAACCACTATTGTCTATTACAGTAAAGAACCACCAGAGTAAGAAGTTTGTTGTCTGGGGTATCGGTAAGTTTCACAATACTCGTAATGATGTAACCTATGTAGAGTGTGAGAGTGAACTACATCTTATCAAGGAATTTCTCATATTCTGGGAAAATCATCAACCAGACATAATTACAGGCTGGAATACAGAGTTCTTTGACATTCCATATCTATGTAATCGTATCAAGAATCTATGTGGTGAAGATGAAATCAAAAGACTATCGCCATGGAGAAGTGTACACTCTAGAGAAGTGTTTCAGATGGGTCGTAAACATCAAGTATATGAAATACAAGGTGTTGCTCATCTAGATTACTTTGACTTGTATCGTAAGTTTACATATACCTCACAAGAATCATATCGACTAGACCATATCGCCTTTGTTGAACTAGGGGAACGTAAAGATGGTAATCCATATGAAACCTTTCGTGAATGGTACACAAAAGATTATCAGTCATTCCTAGAATACAACATCATGGATGTGGAACTAGTGGATAGACTAGAAGATAAGATGAAATTGATTGAACTGTGTCTGACTATGGCTTATGATGCAAAGGTAAACTACATGGATGTACTTGGGTCTACTAAGTATTGGGATATATTAATTTACAATTATCTTCGTGAGAAAAAGATTGTCATACCACAGAAAATACCTAAATCTAAACCAGATAAATTCGAGGGTGCTTATGTAAAAGAGAAAAAGATTGTCATACCACAGAAAATACCTAAATCTAAACCAGATAAATTCGAGGGTGCTTATGTAAAAGACCCTCAAGTGGGTATGCATAAATGGGTTATGTCTTTTGACTTGAACTCATTGTATCCACATCTAATTATGCAGTATAATATATCTACTGAAACTCTTGTGTCACAAAACAAAGTGCCTGATATGAGTGTAGATAAGTTATTGAACAAGGAATTTGATACTACACAATTAAAGAAACATCATACTGTAACACCTAATGGTGCGTTATTTAGAACCAACCAGAGGGGGTTTCTACCAGAACTGATGCAAAGTATGTATGATGACAGAGTAAAATACAAAAAACTCTTATTACAGGCGAAACAAGAATATGAGAATACTAAAGAACCTAGACTACTTAAAGATATTTCAAAATACAACAATATCCAGATGGCTAAAAAGATTTCTCTCAATAGTGCATATGGTGCTCTTGGGAATGTTTGGTTTCGTTATTATGATTTGTTGGTTGCTGAAGCAATTACTACTTCTGGTCAGTTATCTATTCGTTGGATTGAACGTAGTGTTAATCAGTATCTTAATGATTTGCACAAAACCTCTGACTATGATTACGTTATTGCGAGTGACACAGATTCGATATATGTTTGTTTTGACAAACTTGTCAGTAAGTTGTTTGATGAGGGAACAGAAACTCAAAAGATTATCAGATTCTTGGATGACGTTGCCCGAAAGAAAATCGAACCATTTATTGAGAAAAGTTATCAATCTCTGCATGAGTATGTAAACTCTTATGAACAGAAGATGGAGATGTCAAGAGAAGTGATTGCAGATAAAGGTATATGGACTGCAAAGAAACGATATATTCTAAACGTATGGGATAACGAGGGTGTGCAGTATAAAGAGGCACAACTCAAGATTATGGGTATCGAAGCAGTTAAGTCAAGTACGCCTGCACCTTGCAGAGAGAAGATTAAACAAGGCCTAAATATAATTATGAATGGTAATGAAAAAGAATTGAATACTTTTATACAAAACTTTCGTGATGAGTTTATGAGTCTACCACCAGAGGATATCGCTTATCCTAGAAGTGTGAATGGATTGTCAAAGTTTAGTGATTCTAATGGTATGTTTAAGAAAGGTGCTCCTATACATTGTAAGGGTGCAATACTTTATAATCATCTAGTGAAAGAAAGAAAACTAGGTAACAAGTATCCTTACATACAAGAGGGAGATAAGATTAAGTTCATCAACATGAAACAACCTAATCTATATCAATGTAGTGCTATATCATTCATTACAAAACTTCCTAAAGAACTAGACTTACATAAGAGTGTGGACTATGACGTACAGTTTGAGAAATCATTTATCGAACCATTAAACTTCATACTCACAAAAATTAATTGGTTGGTGGATAAGAGTTACGGAACACAAGGAACATTAGAGGACTTTTTTGGATGATATTAAGTAGAGAAGATTCTGCATATGCAGCAATGAAAATGATAAAGTACTTTAAAGACTTTCATAGAATAGACGATTACTTTCGTGCAAGAAAGATAGAACGAGTACGAGACATTCCAGTCGGTCTGCCTGGTATGAGTATTGAAGATGATTTGTTTCAGAACTTTGATATGCATCCAGAGGACATGAATTTCTCTGTCGCAGTCATAC